GGTATGCCATCTATTACTAACTACGACCCAAATAGTGCCGAAGGTAAGAAGTATGGTACTTTAATTGAACAAGCACAGAAACAAGGTCAAGTTAACCAATCACAGTTCTACGATATTTTAGAAGTTGATGGACGTAAAAACTTTGGAAGCACGGTAAACGCTGTTACCGGCTTTGCGTTCCACCACGGAGATCGTATAAACCGTGAAGTATCTATGGTGGCTGCGTATGACCTGCAGTTAGCCAAACTAAAAAGCCAAGGTAAAACAGGTAAAGAAGCTGAACTTGAAGCTGCTAACTATGCAATCTACGTAACCGAAATGACTAACGGTGGAGTGTCGGCAGCTAGTTCTCCTTTAATTGCTAAAGGTAATATTGGTAGAGTACTCTTTATGTTCAAACGCTACGGCGTTTCTATGTACTACATGTTATTTAAGATAACACGTGAAGCACTTAGAGGAGAAACACCAGAAATACGTAGAGCAGCTATGCGTCAAATTGCCGGTGTCTACGGCACGTCGGCTTTGTTCTCTGGCTTACAAGGTGTGCCAATGTTTGGTATTGCCGCTATGGTTTACAACTTGTTTGCAGATGAAGATGAGGATGACTTTGAAACCGCTACTCGTAAATACGTTGGTGAATTTGCCTATAAGGGTATGTTAAATCACATTACCGGTGCTGAAGTTGCTAGTCGCTTTAGCTTAAGTGACTTAATATTTAGAAGCAACCCAACAGCAAACTCACGTACATTTGAACAAGGTCTTTTAGAAAATATTGGTGGTCCTGCATATGGTGTAATGTCACGGATTAAACGTGGTTTAGACTTTATGAACGAAGGTAATATGGAGCGTGGTATTGAAAATATCCTGCCATCAGCTATGAGTAACTTGTTTAAAGCATATCGTTTTGGGACAGAAGGCGCCCAGAGTTTACGTGGTGATCCAATCGTAGAAGATATTAATGCGTTTAGCGTTGCCGCCCAAGCATTAGGATTTGCTCCGGCAGACTATGTACGTCAGTTAGAAATAAACTCTAACTTAAAAGGTATTGAAAAAACTATTCTTCAAGAAAAATCTAAGCTACTTCAAAAGTGGAACGTCGCTACTCGTATGGGTGACACCGAAGCGGCAAAAGAATATAAAGACGAACTTTTAGAATTAAACAGAAAACATCCTGATCTTGGAATTTCTGAAGATACTTTCCAACGTTCCGAAAGAGCCTTTAAAGAAGCTACTAAACGTACAGTAAATGGTGTTCAGTTTAGCCAAAAACTTTACGATCAAATGATGAGGAACGCTGCTGAGTACGATAGGTAAAAATACCCCCGAACTAGTCGGGGGCTAAAGGTCCTTCACGTCGGAAAATCACAACAGGAGAATGTTGCGTAGTCAGTATACTACACGATCCGCCAAAATCGCATCCCTAATTTCCCAGCTTCTATACGATCAAAACCCTTTAACTTAATATTCCTAACGTTTGCTATTATTTGCATTTGTTTGTTTAATTCTGTTAAGTTAATTGCGGGTATAAATAATGATGCTCCTACAACAAAATCGTCCCAATTTATTTTAATAACCACTCCATCAGGACAGACTTGCCCTTCTTCACGTATCACCTTCAAGGGTAGCTTTATGTTCTGCGACGGCGGCGAGGGCTTGTTCTTTGTCGTCATCTAAAAATCCTTCACAATTAATCCACCATACATCCAAGGATGGCAAGCTCATATGTGTGCCTTTAGCCATACGTTTTTTATCTAACTTAGCTTTAGTCCTTCCCCGTTTCAATGAATCAGTCAACCACTCGTAGTTAATCTGACGTTCGCTACACCATTTCCTTAATGGGTTAGGGTAGATAAACATCATCTTCACGTCGTATTCGTACCGTGCTACAAACGATATTCTTGGTGTTGCATCGGGTATAACTAAGTGTTCTAAAGTATCGTTGTGCCGTATGGTACGTGCATCCTCTGTGCTTTTAATACGCAAAACACTGTTGTAGTTTTCGGCTAAGAAGTTAGTTAACGTACCTTCTGCATCGACATCCATCGACTTAGCTTGTTCTTTAACACTACTTACAAGGTTCTTCAACCATTTAACTATGTTGCTAATGTCGTAGTCTATTAAACCAGCACGTTTAGCAACCATTAAACCCATGATGCCGTCAGCTGCTAGAACCGAATGATACCGGTCTGCAGGGCTAAAGCCACATATCTTATCTAGTTTTTTCTGTGTTACTTTATAAAGGTCCTTGATGCCTTGAATATCATTCATAACATACTGCAGGTATGGCAGAGCAGCATGTCCATAGTTATTAGCTAGACGTTCACTAAGCACGTCGGTGTCTTCTTTCTCTAAACCCGGCACAGGTCTAGCCCGTACTTCCAAGAGACGCATAGCCTCACCTTTGGGCAGTGCCTTATATGCGTTCATCTTTTCCATCAACGAAGCATTCCCGTTACTAACACCTACTTGTTTCCAAGGTTCACCACGAACTCGTTCTTCGTTTCCGTTTGCTGACATGCGGTTTCTTTGTGAGCCGGATGTATATTGGTACACGAAATCACTAACATCTTTAGCAGTTGCGTTGGTCAATTCGTCCATAGGTAGGAATATATTCTTGTACTTTTCGGCACGGTTCATCTTTGATGCGGCTGTATCGGTCTCTTTAAGAATTATCTTAGTTGGATTACCCCATATACTTGCCCCTGCTGTAAGGGCTGTGGTCTTACCAATACCTGATTCAGGACTGTAGATGTGGAATAAAGACCCAGTAACCGGTGTAAAGTCTGAGAATATTGAACCAAAAGCAAGACCGATAGCAAATTGATGAGTCTCCATGCCGGGTCTATTAAAGAAAGTCATTGCTTCTTTCCATACTTCAAAAGAACCCTTGGTGCTAAACGTACTAAATAACTGTGCCGTAGCCGAAGATGGTGGGTTGTGGTCTACCCGATCCGCACGGATCTCTCTGTTACCCAATACAAACGCTTGATGTTTTTCGTCCGTCCAACCAAACTGTCTATATGCTTTGTCTGCTTTTGATGTAAATTGCAAATGGTTTACCCACGTTGTTACGTATGACATAATTTCATCCGTCTTAATAAGTGCTACACCTTTTGATGACATATGTTTTCTTAGTTCATCTTTAGAAGTAACAGCCGATAGGGGCATAGTAAATTCTTTTACCCCGTCCTGTGGTAAATGTAACCGCACAACTACCGCTTCTCCTACATCAGAATCTTCCAAACGACGAGTTACATATAAGTCATTGTGGTATACCATGACCTCAATCTCATCATCTTCTTTAACGATTCGTTTAAAGATACCACCGTTTTTACCACGGAAATAAGGGTTAGGGTACTTAGGTATAACGTATGTCTGCGTATGCCCTTGGTTAATTTCCGATGGTGTATCTTCAACAATGTTATCTTCTTCAGAAGCTTCTTGTACCTCACGACCCAATACAATCGGAGACTTAATAGAACCTTTGTGTGGGCATCCATCGCACCCATTAGGATTAAACTCTTCAAACTTAAGGCAGGTATAAGGACCGCCTTTGATACCACGCACCTTACGATCAGCCATCATGGGGCTGTATTCAGGATGACCATTAGAAATCTTTTCAATAGCTTTGTCAGCGTCTACACAAAATTTAGCGACAGATAGCCCTGCTCTCCACATCGGTTCCGACATAGTAGCTTGATGCTCAATAATATACTTAAGTTGATTACACCCTTCACCCTTGACCGTCTTAAGCATGATGGTTTTAAACCGATTGGTATAGTTCCCAAGAATAGCTTTGGTTACTTCGTCCATCTCCCCACGGGGTATGTAGGGTCGTTTCTCAAGGACAGGTTCCCCAATAACATCTTTTAGTGTGCTGTATTCAAACGGTTCACCAGGATCTCCAATTAACTTAACTTCCCTAGGTTCATCGTTTTTATAGTTTAATGTTCCAGGGACTCGTAATATACGCACCGAATCTGCGGTAACAACGGGGTCAGCATGTAAGTCATGGTCATCACATAGACTCTTTAATTTCTCAGCCAAGGGCATCCACGTTTCACGTGAAACGGGTTCTTTTAAAGCCCAGTATGCGTGTACCCCACCACCTGAATTAACAAGTGCCGGCTTAGGTAAATTCGTTACCTTACAGAAAGACTTTAACGCTACAAGAGCTTCTGCCTGTGTTTGATAAGGCTTGTCCGGGCCGCAGTCTAAATCAATATACAACGACCTAAGTTGTTTAACGTTTGCGGTCTTCCTAGACTTACCGTCTTCAAACGTAGCTAGAGCATAGTATGCGTCATAGCCCTCGTCTTTTAAATTGTCGGCAACAGTTACTGCTTGATCTAAAGTCTTGTAAAACTTTTGGATAGGTTTATCCGAATCCTTTTTTAAACCAACTATGCAGTAGTATCCTTCGTCTCCGAGGACTTGCCGTAAAAATTCTAAATTGTTCATTAGCCACCTTTGTTAGGTGGGGTACTCGTGCGACATGTATGTGAAGCATGTCTAGTAACGAATGCACTTTCCCCCCAAACCGTTTATTTAAGCATCATCCCATTCGCCAACTAAATCTTCTAGTTTAGGTTCGGCAGTAACGGCTGCCTTCTTGGGTGCGGCTTTCTTTGGTTCTTCAACCGCTTCAGCTTCTGCTTTTTCAGCAGGTTTGCTTGCAACAGCTTTTGGTTTGTCTTTGACACCATCAGTCTGTGCTACGGTCATAGTAACTGCCGCAATAGCTTCAGCAGAATCTTTTAAACGCTGTACAGTATCAAACTCTTCTTCTGTTACAGGACGTACAGGTTTAAAGATTAACTTAGGTGTAGGACTTGCTGTGTCAAACCGCATCTCGGTAATGACCCCCGTTATGGGTGTACCGTGATTTTTCAGATGACGGGCATATGCTTGCAGAGGAAGTCTACCTTTTTCTCCATCACCAAATACTGAAGTAGGTGGTAATACAAGTTGGTAGACTTCTTCTTTATCAACTTCGCCATCTAATACTACCGCTAGACGTTGTTGATAACGACAAGCACGGCTATCACCTTGACCGCTACCTTTGATGTTTTGGGGGCAAGTTAAGCAGGTGGCTGATTGCTTCTCTTTGACCTTTTCATCAGGGCGTTGGCTGTCGGCTGACCAGCAAGTTGGGGACACGGTTTCGCCTTCTACATAGGTTCCGGCATAAAACACACGTGAAACTTTTGGTGCGGCTTTGATAATCACCACACTCATGGAGCGCTCTTCCGATACACGGTACTCTTTACCGCCAATAAACTCACGGAATACACCACCTTTAATACTGATACGACGTGCGCCTAAACCACCTTCGCCTGTACCTGCTAGGGCATTAGTTGCATCATCGGCTGTACCTTTTAAATAGGCAGGTAGACCGCCTTTGAATAGAGTTAGATCACTCATTTACATTCTCCTTAAATATCATCGTTAGGGTTAAAATTAAGAGCCATTTGGGCTTGGTCTTTTTGTTTGACCGTTAAACTCCCATCAGCCTCTTCTCTTATAAGGTCTCCGCCGTTTAGTTTCTTTAGAGCTTGTTCTACTTCAGAAATCTTAAAACGGTATACACCGCCAAGTTTCAAAGCAGGAATTAAGTTCTGTCGAATCCATGCACGGACGGTAGACACCGATACAGAAAAATGTTTTGCAACATCTTCAATCGGGACAAACACTTCTTCTACCATTAGCTTCTCCTTATGGTTACTGAATACTCACTGTTGGCATTTAATCCGGCAGGAATTAATTCCGGATTCTCTTCTAAAAATGCTTTCATGTTGGTTTGATGAATCCGTTTCTCCAACAGTTCCGGCACACTATGTTCAAGAATAAACTTGTTCATAGATTCCCAGTCAGATGTTGCATACGTAGTCCTTACGGTACGATAAACAACCCCTGCGCTAGTCTTTAAGCTTTCAGCCCCAATGTCCTTCATGTGTTGAAGGATTGCCGATTTAACGGCTTTCATGTCAGAGTCAATCTTACCGATTTTATCTTCCATTTCGTGGGTAACTTCAGCTTTCTTTTCCCGCATTTTGATATAGATACGGGTGAGTTTTTCTAGGGGGATCTCTACCCCTGTCGTGTTTTCTGACATCACATTCTCCTGTTTAAAAACAATAACGGCTTGGTGTTATTCTCGCTATTGGTGTTACTACTATACTACCAAACTTTATCTTAGTAAAGTAAATCTTTGTAAAGTTCAACTAACTTTACATGGTCTTCAATACGGTTGTCAAGCATTTTATATAGGTGTTTCTCCGCATTTGAACCCTGTAATCTCACTACTGTAACTGGATGCCTCTGTCCTGCTCTATGCGCCCTTGCATTCGCTTGGGCATAAATTTCTAGGCTTGGGGTCGGTCCCCACCAAATAACCGTGTCAGCCGCCGTTAAAGTGACTCCATGAGCCGCTGCCTGTGGTTGGATAATCAGGATCCGTGGGTCAGGGCTTTCTTGGAATCGTTTAAATATATCGGCACGGTTAGATGCGGTTACGTCGCCACTAATAATCTCGGTGGTAAAACCATCGTCTTGTAGCTTATCCGAGAGAATCTTAATTGTATGTTTGAATGGCACAAAGATCAGAGCTTTTTGCTTGGTCTCGTCTAACACCTCACGCATAACCTTATAGCGGTTCTTAATATCAAACTCTAAGGTCTCGCCACCATCTGAGTAGACTGCGCCACAAGATATTTGTAGGAGTTTATTTAAACCCACTGCAGCGTTAACTGCGGTAATTTGCTCACCGACTGCATGAACCACAAGTTGCTTACGTAGAAGTTCATAGTACTTCTTCTGTTGTGCGGTCAGTTCGACTTCACGGGTTACATAAGTCATTTCAGGTAAATCTAAGCATTCTTCCTTGGTAAATCGTATGGCAGGTTGTAATGCGTTAAATACTATTTGGTCTGCGTTAGGGCGAGGTATCCATTTAAACTGAGATATCTTATACATCACCATATCTTTAAAGCCACTAAAAAATCGGGGTACATTCTGTGGGTTTACAAGCTTGGCTAAACCGTAGGCATCTATGGGAGACTGTGCGGCAGGTGTCCCTGTCAGCATCCAAAGCCATGTATCCGGCTTAAGCAGTTTGTTTAATGTTTTCCAACGAGTTGTTTGTGAGTTTTTATAAGCGTTAGCTTCGTCAATAACAATTAAATCAAACCCACCATTGGCAATTTCTTCTTGAACAATCTCTACTCCATCATAGTTAATGATGATGAACTCAGCATCGCTATTGATTATTCTTGTCCGTTTATCCTTGTTGCCATAAGCAATATCGACCGAACGATGCATGGCAAACTTAAATAGGTCTGCTCTCCATGCGCTATCCATAATAGATAAAGGGCATATGACAAGCACACGCTTTATCTTTTTCATTTTCATTAGATAATCTGCCGCCCATATAACAGAACCTGTTTTGCCAGTACCCTGCTCGTTGAGGCAGAAGGCACGGGGGTTTAGGGTTAAGAAAGACGCAGTAGTTTTTTGATGGTCAAACGGTTTATGCAGTCCAGGCCAGGCGTACTGTCCCATAATAGGTGATGGGATGTTTTTTATTTGTAGGTTCTTAAGAACACGAGTTTCGTCTAAGCCCCATTTAACAGCGACCTGATTCTCCCCAACCATCTTACTTTTGGGTATTAAAGTTGTAACTTTATTTGGATTACGAAGATTTAATAAAAGAACCTTGTTGTCTATTATTTCCATTTATTTCTTTTTTCTCTCACGTTTGCTAGTTTCCGACACTAGGTTACTTTTGCTGTCCCTTTTAAAGGATCTATTTTTTGATGGTGTTGTTATGTAGTACCCATCTTTATTTGTACCGCCTTTATCCATAGCTTTCTTATGGGCTATGTCTTTACCTTCACGAGCATCGGCTTTGCCGTTGCCATTACCATCAGGCATTTTTTTATCAACCGCACGTCTAGCACGTTGACGTTCCATGCGATTAGGGTGTTCGCCACGAGCCTTCTGTTGCTCGTACTCTTTAGCATATGGTCTTGATTTGTTTACGTAAGGCATTTAATTTCTCCCATTATGTGGGCATTCAAGTACTAAACAATGCTTCCTACAAAGCCCACTAGGACGAGGGTTCCATACGTTACTCTCGTACGAAAACTTCATCCTGTTGTATTCACTAATCCACTTATGCCACATCTTATCCTGATTTTCAGAAGAATACGAGTCCTTTATAAAGTTTTTAGATATGACAAAAAGCAACCCTGCTTTAACCTTTTTAACTTGGGGAAAGTGCTTGAATATGGCAAGAGCCATTAGTTCTAGCTGATCGGTATCGGCATACTTGGCAGACTTGCCAGTCTTGTAATCTAGCACCCGTGCCTCATCCCCATTAATAACTAACAAGTCAGCAATACCTCGCCACCAAACTTCAGGGTCTTTGAATCCGCATGGTTCAAGGTCTTCGGTCAATCCAAATTCATATTCACAATACTTCTCACCAGCCAGTTGCTTTAAGTTATCCAAGGTGCTTTTTACAAAGTTAAACTGTGGGGGTAATGGTACGTTATCCCGTACGTAATGTTCAGCCGCCGAATGAAACTCTTTGCCGTAGATAATGGCATCGGTAGGTGGTTCTTTAACATCCTTGATTACCCGTAAGTGATAGTACTTCTTAGGGCATTGGTCATAAAGCTTAATGCTTGAGTACGACCATGAAGTTAATTTATTCATCACGTAGCTTCAATAGTTGTTGGGTCACTTCTACTGACATCTTCGACCCATTATGTTTATCGGGATGGCACAACATTATGAGTTTTGGTAATAACTGTTTGGGTATGGAAGGATTATAGTTTTTCTGTGGTTTAACTGTACCATTCTTATTAACTAAAAAACATCTAAGGCACACCCGTTTCCAAGGTTGATCTTGTTCAAACATATTCTTACATTGTGGGCATTCAATGAACATTTGTTATTCCTTTACAGGTATCCATGTTCTAACCGCACCACTCATTAACTTAATTTCTACCTGAGCATTTAGACAATGATCGTAAGCATCTTGAAATTTATTTGCTAGTAACGCATCATGTGCCTTACGAATTTCTTGCATAGCATGTAAATAAAAATCTGAATATTCCACCTTAGCATTCTCCATAGTTCTTTCCAAAACCTGATTCACAATTAACAGGCAAACCCTCAGCCCATGCGGGTATCCAACGCATGCACTCCTCTACATAGGCTTGGGCTTCTTTAGCCTCTTCCTCTTTGGCAATACAGGCAACCGCATCATGTACAGTTAGTACTACACTGTAACGCTTGGCTATACGGATCATCTGCTCACCAATGATGCAACGAGCAATAGCTTGGCAGACGTTCTCGATTACCTTACCACCGTAAATTTTATTCCAACCGTACCGAGTTTTGTATTGGTACTGTATACCCTTCTCATCCCGCACGGTTATTAGCCCATCATAACGTAATAGCAAACCGCTTGGTAGTCGTATTGATCGCTCCTCTGGGACCAGCGCAAGTACATCACCACGTCCTAAACTTGTTGTACTGTCCTTAGTTAAAGCTTCCAGGGCCGACTGTGCGTCTCGCCATAGCCTAACAATGTTTGGGTATGTCTGTCGATAGACTTGGATGATGTGCCTCGCTTCTTCATCCGTAACCTCAGTGCCAAATGTTTTAAGTTGCGCTTTGAATTTCGGAGCGCCCATCCCGTACCCAGCACCCAAAATCGTCGTCTTGCCGACAAACCTTTCTTCCTTTGTAATCTCGCTAGTTCCCTTACCATATATAGCCGAAGCCATGATCTTGTATACGTCTTCTCCATTTGCAAATGCCTTTACTAAATCATCCTGACCTGCCTCCCAAGCCAACGTACGGGCTTCGATTTGGGCTGAGTCAGCATCAATAAACACATAACCCTCGGGTGCGAGGATCGCCTTCTTCAACTTGCCTGCGTTAGCCCCACGGCTTGGCAGGTTCTGCAAGTTAACTGAGTCAGTACC